ATCGAAGGAAAAGTTGTCAAGAGAAAATCTAACAACAAAAATTCTCCTGACTATAAAAAGATTGTAAAAGCTATTATCACTGGAGTGGCTATCACTCATCAACCGAAAAATCCCAAAACATTCGCTAATATCATTAAAGGTGAAATTGACGATGATATGGATGACGATGAGGAAACAAAAGAAGAAAAGAGTTTGGACACTGAAAGCGGAAAGCCTTTGAAAAAAGAGTCATTGAATAAAAAACTCAAAAATCAAACTTTTGGAAAATCAGAGGTAGTTGAGCGACTTTTCAAAGACATTCCAGGTATTAGTATTGAAAAAGCAGAAAAAATTTATTCACTTATATCAAAAATTTCCAATATGAAAGGTAAAATTTCAGTCACAGAAGAGGATATTCAGAAGGCTTATGAAGCCCTTGGGCTTGATATAGAGCCGACTGAAGATGTCCAAAAGGGTGGTGACGGATGCACCAACGGAGGCAAGGAGCAAACTCTGAATAAGGCGAAAGCTAAGAAAGCAGAAGATGCTGATGACTCTGAAGGTCAGGAAGAAACTACCGAAGAAAATGAGGAAGATGATGACGATGCTCAGAAAGGATGCGGAGGCAAAATGAAGAAAGGCGGTGAAGGTGGTAACCGTTTTGACCGTATCGAAAAAGCAATGGCGACTTCTCATCAAATTACTTCCAAGTACATTAAGGCTTTGGGCGTCATGATTAAGGACGCAAGTCAGAAATTGGAGAAAGCTGCTGAGCGTGAAACGGAGTTGCTTGACCTTGTAAAAGCTCAGGAAGACACCATTTCAGCTTTGACCGAAAAGATTGAGCAGTTTGGTTCTGAGGTTCCTGCTCCGAAGTCACTCAGTGCTGCACGTCCAGTTGAACGTCAGTTTGCTAAGGGTAATGAAGAGGATGATTTGAACAAAGGCGGTGAAGGTCGCAAGTCAAATCAGGTATCTATGAGCCGACAGCCGAGATTGGTTGCAGAAATTCTTGACCAAGCTACGTTTGCTAAGGGATATGACGCTGAGTTCAGCAAGGCTTGTACTACCTTTGAAGCAAGCAAAACTTTGCCGGCAAGTATTATTGCCCGTGTAAAGAATGAGTGTGGATATGAAATTGTTAAATAACGCTTAAAACGAGAATAAGATGAACGAAAGATTGACAATCAACTTGGCTGATTATGGCTTTGCCTCTCAGCAAGATGGTTTCCGTGCTGGAATGGAAAGTTCTGAAACCGTTGACCAGCTTAACAAAGCATTGGCTGCGGAACAGATTACTGGCCGTGAAACCACAGACCTGACCACTGCGTCGGGTGCTCCGTTGAAAGTTGAGTCTTTGGAGAAAACTCTGAAGCACCTTACTTTCCGTGAGCAAGATATTCGGTTGTGGAAGGATATTCCGAAGAAACCTGCCTACAACACTGTTGAAGAGTACAACCAGCAAGTAAGCTACGGTGCACACCGTGGAGGTTGGAACAGAGAAGGTGAGCTGCCTGAAGAGGAAGACAGCGTATTTGTACGTAGGGCTCAGTTGGTGAAATACCTTGGTGTAACCAAGAGCGTAACTCACCAGATGACCCTTGTAAATACGATGATTGGTTCCGTGATGGAGCGCACTATCAAGGACGGTACGTTGTGGATTTTGCGTGCTCTGAACGAAGGCTTGTACTTCGGTGATGAGAAGATTGTTCCTGAACAGTTCAGCGGTTTTATTGCTCAGCAGAGAAATTCTGACTCTTGGGCATCTTATGCTGACTATATGGACAGCGAGCATGTTGTTGACTTGCGTGGCTCTGCTCTGACTGAGGACGCTATCGAAACTGCCGCAAACACTATCGTAGAAAACTACGGTTTGGGTACTCAGATTTATGGACCACCCGCAGTTCTTTCCAACTTTGTTAAGAACTTCTATGGCAATAAGTTCATTGTACCCAATACTCCGAGCTTGTCTGACGGTATTATGGGTCAGCGTGTTCAGGCATTTGACTCTCAGTTCGGTCGTATCGGTTTGAACCACGATGTGTTCTTCAAGAAGCTGCCGGCAAAGACTGCATCTTCAGCCGCCACTTCTCAGAAAGCTCCGACAAAACCGACTTGGGATACATCATTCAATTCAAGTTCTGCTACTAAAGTTGAATCTTCAGTGGCTGGAAGTAAATGGGGTACAACTGACGCTGGTAATGTTTACTACGCTGTTTCTGCTATCAACCGTTTCGGTGAATCAGACCTTGCAGTGATTTCTACAGCAGTAGCTGCTACTTCAGGTTGCGCTGTTGATATGAAATTCACTGACGGTGGAGGTGTTAACAAAGCAACAGCATATCGCATTTACCGTACTAAGGCAGGTGGAGCTGCAACTGGCCCATTCTATCCTTTGTTTGAAGTATCTGTTGATGATGTTACCCGTGGTTATGACGGTGGTTCTCCTAGAATTATCCGTGATATGAATCGGTACTTGCCCGATACTGACCAGAGCATTCTGTTCCAGTTCGACAACGAAGTTATTGAGTTCTCTCAGTTGGCTCCGCTGATGAAGATGGATTTGGCTGTTCTGTCTCCTGCTTTCCGCTTCATGATTTTGCTGTATGGTACTCCGTTGCTGTACGCTCCGAAGAAGATGGTACGCTTTATCAATATCGGAAAGACAATCCAGTAAATCAAGGTCAGAAAATAGTAACAATCGAAGAAGGGGGTGGGGCTGTTCTGCCCTGCCCTTTTTTTCTTAAAAATCGTTCAAGAAAATGAAAATTAAAGCAAAAAACAGCAAGATTGCTTCTATGAAGCTCTGCGTGCCCGTAGATGGCGTTATTAGCATTGACCACAACGGAGTAGCCGAAGTGTCACCTAAGTGTGCAGCGTTGCTTGTAAAAGGCACTAATGACTGGGAATATCTGAAGAAGTCTGCCGCTAAAACTGAAGAGGAAGAAAAGACTTCAACGGATGAGGTTGAAGAGCCTGAAGCTGAGGAAGAGGAAGCCGAAGAAGATGGAAAGTCTGACCGAGAAAGGTTTGAAGCCTATCTTGACGGATTGACCGTTGCTCAGATGAAGGACTATGCTAAGGAAGGCAATTTGCCTGCTGAAGAATATGACAAACTTTCTTCCAAGAAGCTGATGAAAGCATATCTTCTGAAGAAGTATGACGAAACGGCTGAAGAGGAAGATTAACAACAGTAACATTGTTTTGATATGCCAAGTTTAAGACTGAAAGTAAAATACAACAAGAATATGGGGATGATTATGTCTCCAACCGAGTTGTTAGAGAATTACATGTTTGGTATTCCTATGTGTTCAAATGACGGTAGGAAAATGTCCATGTCATCCATTTCTCAACACATTCTGTCAGCTCAATCTTTGATAGAAAATCTTTTCAGTATTAAGCTAACAAAACAAGTCATAGAGGAAAACCGAGATTACATCAGGCAGGAATTTATGTCTTGGGGGTATATCAAAACAATGTATCCTATTGCCTATATAGACAATTTGGAGGGATGGATAAACGATGTTTGTCAAATAACCTATCCTAAAGAATGGTTGTCAATTAAGAAAATTGAGTCAGTAGCAATATATCGAAACATATATCTTATTCCAAACACTGGTAGTAAGGAGGGTGCTCGCATGACGAACAACTCTTTAATTTACAATGGTATTTCACCACATCTTGGCTGGTTCGGTCAGACTTATATACCAAACTACTGGCGCACAAGATATATCACTGGTTGGGATAAGATACCTGCTGATTTATTAGATTTTACTGCTAAGTTAGCTGCACTCAATGTTCTTGCTATTATAGGCGATGTGTTGTATGGAATTGGTTTAACATCTATAAGCATAACGCTTGACGGAGTAAGTCAAAACACTCCGTTGACCCGTAGTGCTCAAGGTGGACTTTTCTCAGGTCGTATAAAGACTTACATTGACCAAATGAATCAAGTCTTGCCTATATTGAAATCTAAGTATCGTGGCATACCGTTTGAAGTTCTGTAAGCATGGAAAGTAACAATAAAAACCGAAAGAGCATCATTACCGATAAACCAATTGCCTATCAAACACCTGCTGCTCCGATTGACCCAAGAGTAGGATGGAGGGTGGATGATTTTGAAAGGCTCATTCAATCGCAAGGGTACGATGCTTACATAGATAGAGCGATGAGATGCCCTTGCGTAGATAAAGCAACTGGCCAGGCACTTTCCACTTGCAAAAATTGTTTGGGACGTGGCTGGTTTTTTGTTGATAGAACTGAAACACGTATCATTGCTCAACATATGGATAGCAAGAAACGCTATCTTGATTGGGGTGAGGTTAATCGTGGGACAGCTTCAATTACAACTAAGGGCATTGATAAGGTTGGGTTCATGGATAGAATTATCTTGTTGCAATTACAAGAATTTTATTCGGAGATTTTAAGACCTGAATTGTATGAAGGTGAACTTTTAGCCTATCCAGTGTATGAGCCTTTGGAAATAAGCAATATGTTTTTGTTCCTTGGTG